GTGATATAGTCTGATCTGCATGGCGACATGTAGCGGCTCGAAAGAGCGGGGCAAGAACTAGCGAACTAGCCTGAACACAATGCAAAATTATCAAAGAACCAGAGATTTCTGTCTCAGCTTACGCACGGGGAACTACGGTTGCTGCGCAAGACCTCAATGATGCAGATTTTTCATTAGTCATCGATAAAGCAAACTACTTTGCCTTCAAAATGGATGATGTTGAAGAAGCTCACTCACATGTAAACTTTATGCAGCTTGCAACTGATCGTGCTGCCTATCGGCTTGCAGATCAGTATGACCAAGAAGTTCTTGGTTATTTGTCTGGCTACAAGCAATCGGCACTTCACGGAGCGGCCAACACAGTCAACGACCAAGTTAATGGTACAAAGGCTGACACGACCGCTGGTAGTGATGAACTCTTGGCTTCGATGAAGCTGAAAAAAGGTGACTTTGGCAACATCACAACAACATCTGCTGGGGAACATTCGATCCCAGTAGCTGCTCGTTTGCCAGGTGCAACTGCACTTCCAACTGCTTACGCTTCACCAGCAATGGTCGTCGCTCGCATGGCTCGTTTGCTCGACCAACGTCAGGTTGATACCACAGGTCGCTGGTTGGTAGTTGATCCAGTGTTCATGGAAATTCTGCGTGATGAAGACTCCCGTCTTTTCAACTCAGACTTCGGTGAATCTGGTGGCCTTCGTAATGGTCTGGTTCTGAAGAATTTCCACGGCTTCCGTGTTTATACGTCTTCAAACCTTCCAGCTGTTGGTACCGGCGCTGGAACCACAGGCACAGCTAACCAAAACGCAAACTTCGGTGTGATCGTAGCTGGCCACGATAGCGCAGTCGCAACTGCTGAACAGATCAACAAAACGGAAACTTACCGTGATCCAGACAGCTTTGCTGACATCGTTCGTGGCATGCACTTGTACGGCAGGAAGATTCTGAGACCAGAGGGTCTCGTAACTGCCAAATATAACGCAGCTTAAACAACCTTTTGGGGCTGGCTTGGTGGTCGGCCCCATACCTCCAACTGAAGGTTAGCCATGCCCAGCACTTACATTAGTTTATGCAATCAGGTCCTACGCCGTCTCAATGAAGTTGAGATCGCAGAAGCCGACTTTCTTTCGACCACAGGTATTCAATCTCTGGTCAAAGATGCAGTGAAAGCTGCAGTTGCTAAGATCAATCAAGCTGAGTTTGAGTGGCCTTTTAATGCCGCAGAGCATACGGAAACCTTAGTAGCTGGACAGGAAGAATATACTTGGCCGGAGTACTTCAAGGTAGCGGACTGGAACACTTTCCAAATTCAGGAAGACAGTAGTTTAGGTGCTACATTCACCACCCTCAAATTCATTGAGCGTGATGAATGGTATCGCAGCTTCCGAGATCGAGATGCGGCTTCTGGTGCGACGGGAATTTCTGCTCCAGTCAATGTCTTTGCAGGTCACGGGAATGGGTTCGGTGTTAGCCCTTCGCCGGATAAAGCCTACACACTCAAGTTTCGATATTTTTTGAATTATTCAGATTTAAGTAATGCGGACCATGTCACCCGTATTCCTACTAGCTATGACACCGTTCTGATCGATGGTGCGACTTATTATTTATATATTTTTAAAGACAACATGGAAGCAGCACAGGCGTCTTATGCAGCCTTTGAGAAAGGCATTAAAGACCTGCAATCGTTGTATATCAACACTTATCAGTCACTCCGAGATACCCGGATTAAATATTAATGCCTGATCAAATTCAATCATTTAAGCTCGTCTGTGGTGGAGGTCTCAACTCGAATGAGAACCACTTAGACCTGTCTGAAAACAGTCCTGGCGCCGCCACTCGATTGCTGAACTATGAACCATCTTTATTCGGTGGCTATCGGCGCATTCAGGGCTTTGAGTTATATGATGGAGACTATGGTGAAGTCACCGTTGACGGTGCTGCGACAGGCGAGGGCAAGGTCCTCGGATTAGCAATCTTTAAAAACGATGTAACGTCAGGGACAACCATAATTGCCGCCAGGAAAGACGTCGGCGCTAACACCTACAGTTTTTACTATCACACGCCGTACATCGGTTGGCGAAAATACACATTGGATCATGGCGCAAGTCGGTTGATGTCGGCAAATGGCCTCACCGTAAACCGCCTGCGTCACGTCCAATTCAATTTTGGTACTGGCAATAAAATCTGTTTCGTTGATGGAGTGAACGAGGCCATCGTATTTGACGGTCTGCACTGGGAAGAAATTAAAACTACTAATGCTGGCGGATATACCGCTGGAAGTAGTCATAATGCTGGAGCAGGCACTGGGGGAGGGGCTTTAGCCCTTAACGCTCCAGCATTGGTTGACGTATTTGAAAACCACCTGTTCTTAGCGGGACAAGAGTCTTCGAGAGCTGCGATCGCTCACAGCGCCCCCAATGATCCCTACACTTGGACGGCAGCGGCTGGTGCAGGGCAACTGGCTGCAGGTTTTGACGTCGTACAAATCAAACCCTTCCGAGACAACCTTTTCGTTTTTGGCAACAAAAACATCAAAAAGATCACCGTAAATTCTTCAGATGAATTTGCGCTAGAGAATGTAACCACAAACATCGGGTGCGTTGCTCGTGACAGCGTTCAGGAAATCGGTGGTGATCTAATGTTCCTGTCTCCTGATGGTTTCCGGTCGGTTGCCGGTACCTCTAGGGTTGGCGATATTGAAATTGAAACCCTTTCCAAACCGATACAGTCCAGTTTGGTGGAGATCATTCAAAATGAGGACATGGATGCCCTCACAGCAGTTGTGGTTCGCTCAAAATCACAAATCCGATATTTCATTTCCTCGACTTTTGCGGGTTCTCTTGTTCAAACTAATGACAGCATCGGCATCATTGGTGGCTTAACCAACAAATCTGGATCGATTGGTTGGGAATTTGGGCAACTGCTAGGTATCCGAGCCTCCTGCTGCACCAGCGATTATGTAGGCACTCGTGAATTGATCCTTCATGGTGATCATGATGGAAACGTATACCAGCAGGAAAGTGGGACCTCGTTTAATGGTTCCAGTATTATCTCGATTTACTCGACGCCATACTTAGATTTCGGCGAGACTGAGCAACGTAAAGTATTACGCAAACTAAACACCTTTGTTAGGGCCGAAGGGCCTTTTGAGATGAACGTAGCCATAGACTACGACTGGGGTGATTATAACACCGCTGTTCCAAGCACCTACACTCAAGAAACTCTTGGCGCCCCTACGATCTATAACGGTCGGAACATTACTTATAGCGGTGAAAATGTCATTTATGGCGGCGCTTCAAAACCAATCATGACTTCCAACATTCAAGGATCGGGCTTCTCGGTTAGGGCCACTTTTGTGACCGACGGGCAAACAGAACCATTCAGTATTCAAGGCTTGGTCTTTGAATTTTCTACCGCAGGGAGACGATAAACGATGGCAGGTTATACACGACAAAGTACTGCTTCTATTATTAACGGATCATCGATCACCGCTCCGCCACTTAATGCAGAATTTAACCAATTACTCGCTGCGTTTAATTCTACTTCCGGTCATGGACACACTGGCGGCACGGGTGATGCACCTCCGATACCTCTAGCAACATCAGTTTCAGGTTACCTTCCTGCTGCCAATGGCGGTATTGGTGGTAAAAACAAGCTGGATGCTACAACTACTCCAATAGCCACCAATGATGGCACAGAAGGCTATGCTCCCGGTTCTATGTGGGAGAATACGACCACAGGGCGCATCTACATTTGCGTTGGTAATACAACGGGTGCTGCGGTCTGGCGGGAGTTACTTCAAGTTACATCAGGCAATGCGGTTTTACCTGTCACGACTGACAGCATCGATCTGGGTAATGTTACCACTCGCTTCCAAGACTTGTTCTTGAGTGGCGGCATTTCAGCTTCGGGCAATGTAGCTATCGGTGGCACTCTAAACGTAACCGGCACCACTACAGTCGGTACAATAAATGGTACAACAGCAACGGTCAGTGGACTAACTACACTAAACCAAGTTGATGCTAACTCTGGTACGATTGATGGTACGGTTATTGGTGGTAACACAGCCAGCCCTATCACTGGTACGACAATCACATCCACGGGTGGTTTCACAGGTGATTTGGTAGGCGATGTAACAGGTAACGTAACATCCGCAGGTACATCGACCTTCAACAATATCACAGCCACCGGTACAACAACCGGTACGTTTGT